CAAGGTTGTACTTCCGGCAGAGTTCCAGGCCCGCAGAGAGATTTCTCCGAGCGACCAGCAACTCTGGCAGAGGTACCGCGGAGACGTCTTTACCATTAAAGAACGTCCGCTTCGCGAACTCCAGCGTACTACCGTTACGGGATACCAACGACTTATGCGCACCAATTCCGACCCCAAGGCCGTTCATGATAGCGCAATAGCGATCGGCAACCCGTCCTCCCATGATTACTATATCGTCCCCTAGGACGGCATAGTCTTCGTACCATGACCATTTCCTAAGATCCTGAGTACATACTTGATACCAAGCCCACTGCACAATGCAGTGGTGTGTTAACGCTAGCATAGCCCAAGAGGAGAGAGCTCCCATAGGTTGGCCAGTAGAATACTTCTTAGGTGTCATTTCAACCACTCCGTACTCATCCTTCAGAGAAATGTAATATTCTCGTCCAACCAAGATCGTCCCCCACGCCTGAGCTAATTTCGGCCCCAATACTGGAGTCAAAAGGGCGACTTGAATCGCTAACGGAAGTCTATCCGTCGCGGCAGTCAAGTCGAAAGAGAAGAGAGAGTAAGTCTTCGCCGGGAGCTTCGGTCCTAAGCGATACCACCCCATAGGGCGGTCGCCTGGTGCCCGATTCTCCTTACGAAGAGTACTCTGTCTCCCCAGCAGTACAGTCAAGGGATTTACTTGATCATACGTCCCATCTTGCTTGATACACTTAAGCAGTGAAAATATGGCCTCGTGAAGAGGCCGTAAGATCCACTGCGTAAATGGATCAACCATTGCGAAAACACGCACCTTTCCTGCCGCTTCCTTCTTAGTCCCAAGCTTACCTAGCATCTGGCGCCAAGACAGATTGAGAAGTTTAAGACGCAGCCGCCCGGTGACCTTCTGCCCCGGCCGAGCCCCTTTCGGGCCCCGGACAAAGGCATCACGTTCATCGAGCGAAACGTCTACCAACTTCCCATCTCGTGATTTCACGACCCGATTGGATCGCGGATCAAGGGCACCTCGAGACCACGTATCGATCGCATTGCGAAGCCACACGTTGTTGGTCTCCGAAAGCCAGAAGCGGAAAGCTTTTCCCACCTCTTGTTTCCAGTAGACCTTCATCCATGTACGCGCCGCTAACAAGATCGATAGTGGTGACGTGGACGCGATCTTCGCGTAGAACGCCACATCGGTAAGAATAGGAGAAGACTTGGATAGAAGAACGGGCGTTGCTTCCAACGCCCGAATCATATATCCAGGTGCTCCACGAGAGAACGAATCTAGAATAGCCAAACCTTTCCGACCAAAGAGAGCCGCCAACTGTCCCCAAAAGGTATTTACGAATTTGCAAAATTCCTTAATAACTTCTGGTTTCGCGGTGGACTCGTCCGTGATCGTACTCAGCTTGATTTTCCCCGGTATATCGAGTATTCGATATAGCGAGAATAAGGAAAGCCAGAGACGAATCACTAGCAATTCCCCTTTCTGGATCCGCGCCCTGTGAAGAGAAGGAATCAATCTCGGTAAACCCCGAGATCGAGTTCGGCTAACACGGGCCCCGAAGGGTCCCACGTCAGAAAGGCGTTGGCCGCCCAACGACTGCTGGAGGATGGTGTGACACGCCTTGAGGTAGATAACCACAAAGCGCATCCCGCCACCTCTCCAGAGCCGATGGACGCTCGCCAAGTATGTAATAAGGACCTTAACCAACGACAAGTTTCTCTTAATGCCCAATACTGTCGGTATCAAAAATATTACCTTCAGCATCGGGCGCCCAAGTTTTACCTTGAGCAAGCCATTCATAGTAGCACCTAGGCCAAGCAATCTCTCTCTAACAGGATTAGTGTCTTTATAAGATGCAAAAAACTGTTTTAGATTGTTTGTCATGGCTTAAAATTAATAGGTGTTTACTCTGAAACTTCGGTTTCCCCGAGGGGGCCGCAGGCTGCCGTAAGAGGCATAGAGTTACCTGTAGGGCTTCAATCTCTTGATATCCACCACAAGAAGGACCCCGGACTATAATCAAATATAATATAATCCTTTTCCCTCCTCATGACTTCTACCAGAAATCGACCCTTACTACTGCAAAGTAGTCAACATTTAAGTTTTCCTCGCTTCTTATGACGGAAGCTCGGTAACCCAGATTGAAGTTCTTCATCTGAGCCGACTTTCGTATCCCGCTCTAGGTAGAGCAAAGACAGAACTGGATACTACTCTTTCGAGCCTTAGCAGTAGCCTTACATAGGCGCTTTGGGGACTACCCACTAGATGCGTGTGAATTAACACAAACATTAGCAAGTAGCGCTAGCCGCTTGACTAACAGTACGGATTGCTC